CAAGTTCATCAATAATCTTCCTGGATGTAAATTACTAAGTCTAATTTTTGCGTTTCTTAATAACGCAGTCTTTTCTTTTTTAGCTCTAGCCACAACATATTCTTGAACACCGAACTTGTTGTTTAATATTGCCCATTTTATATATGAGTAAATAAAATCCTCTGCTAGTTTATTTATCTTAACCTCCGAGTCATCTCCACCCTCCATACCATCAGATATGTATTCTAGAACACATAACTCACCACCCATGTTTGAACTGAAGTTTATAACCCCGTTAGCCTTATCTATTTTATATGTAGGGTTTACGTTTGCTGTCTCCGTATTAAGACCATAACGCTTACCTATAGGGTATTGGAAGTACCATATATTATCTAAATTATATCCCTCCTTACCAGAATAAAGACCTGATCCTAAGTATATGCTTGTACCTTTATTAAATATTCTATCATAATCAAGCAAAGACATTCCTTCCAAAACATTTCCATCTTGATCAAAAAGTACATTACAATCATTATCTTGAAGATAAGATGTGCTATTTAGTGTCTGAATATTTTCAGATAAAACTCTAAGAACACCATCCTTATACAGAGACATCCTTGCATAGTTAACATAGTCTGGAGGCAGTATGAACTTAAGATCATCGCAAACGCTTATCTCAACAATCTTAATCTCCTTCAATGCATCATAGTTAATCTCTTGTATACCACGCTTTGCATGAAACAATACATTATACTTCTCTACATTATTTATTAACTTATCGTTTCCAACATACATAAGTATGAAGTTGTTTACAATATCGTTTAATGAAACGTACTGGTATGATCCCCAGTTCTCATTATTTGGAACAGTATCACTGTTGTTGTAGTATTGATATCCAGTTAAGTATGCCATATTATCCTTCTAATTGTTGTTCTTTAGCTTCTAATGCTGCACCAAGGTTTACAACCTCTGGCTCTCTGATTGACATTCCTGCATATTCTAATATCTTATTAACTAATGAAGGCTCATCTTGTAATGGTAGCTCAAAGTCTTGGTAGTCACCAGCAGACTGATCAAAAACAGGCTCTCCAGCAACAATATTAATATAGGTCCATTTAGGATCCTTAGGAAGTCTTATATACTGAGATGAAACACCGGTTATAATCGTAGTAGGATAGACTGTAATAGTCTGTCCATTAAGCACGTATGCTGGGTTATATACGTTAGGAGCTGTTAGGTTTGAACTTAAAAGATATAGAATCTTTTCTCCAGAAACCTTTCCAACCTCTTTGTTATTATATCTGATCGTGTTTAAGTAGTAATAATCAGCTGGCATTGTAAAGTCAGAATTGGTAGTATGTGCTAAGTTAGCAATCTTAGAGAACTTATCTATTATAAGATCTAGCTTCTTAACTATATCTGCATAACCGCTATTAGATGTTCTTGAGTTTTGTTTAGTAACCCATAGATTATACTTAAAAATATAATCCTCAAACAAATCAAGTTGAGCTTGCTTTGCATATAAATTAAAATCTTCAGGTGTAATATACCCGAAGTTATTTTTGTTAGCAACAGCCATTACGGTGCTTCTTACTGAATTTATCATCTATAAAACTTTTTACAAAGATAGCAAAAAAAAAGCACTCCGATTAAAGAGTGCTTTGTGGTTTACATCTTGTTCTCAAGTAACCTTAAGACCTCAAGACCTTCATCGCTCTGCATGAATGATGATACTATATAGATATAATCCTCACCATAAGGAACCGTCAATAGTTTCTTTTTGTTCTGTGGAAGATTAAAATAAACGTCCTTGTTTTTATTTCTTAATGCTAACAAACCTGATTCAAAGAATTTAACACATTTGTTCTGTAGCTCAAGCATTGGATCGTTAAGCATCTCTAAGAAGCTCTTAGGGCTATTCTTAGCATAAACCATAACATCTCTTTTTAACTCAACGGTAGCCATCTTATCAATATTAGCTCCAAGTAATACTCTAGCAACTGCCTCAAGCATTTCTATTGGCAATTCTCTAGCTGCAATCTGAGCATCTAATGAATAGTTTAATGTATCCATATCATTGAATGCATCCTTCTCAGTATTAACCTCCTCAAATGTAGATCCATACTCTGGATGGATCTCTAAGAATCTCTGTAATACTGGGTTTGTTCTTGGTACATGTAGTGCACCATCTATAAATGTAATTGGTTCCAAAATAGCATTACCATCCTGCTCATCCTCAAAAGGAGTCTGTTGGTTTCTTGCATATCTTAAAGCTCTGTTTTGTTTTTTATCCTCGTCAAAAAAGTATAGAGGAGATCTGTTTGAATTGCGAGAAGCAATCATGTAACTGAGTGGAGACACTCCGTTTTTTAAAATGTAGGTCTTGTCCACTAATGGAGATTCTGTTTTTTTCATTTGATATAATTTTAATTTATTAAAAAATAACAGAGGGACATTGGTGTCCCCCTGTCATATTATTATTAATTCTTATCCTTTGAATAAGAAGAAGTTGTTAGCACCTAATGTACATAACGCTCTTTCAGATAAGAAGTGAACCTCCATTGCATCTAAAGAAGATGTTACAGCACCACCAGCAGATCCAGTGATCCATGTTTTGTAACGTCTGTCTTCAGTCTCAGAAGCACGGTATCTTACGTGTAAGAATGGTCGTTTAGCATTTTTACCTAAGATTTGGTCATAAACTGTAGTAGATCCAGCTGGAACTAATACTCCGTTTACATTACCTCCAACAATTCCACCTCTTAAGGCAGCATCGTTTAAGTATTTCCAATCAGTTTTGTAGAAGTCATAACCTCTACGGAAACCTGTAAATCCTAAGTTCAAAGCCATTTGCTCATCGTTATCAAATAAACCATAAGATGTACCAGCTGCTCCATAAGAGTTTTGGTGAGCCAACATGTCATTGATGTCGTTAGAGAACTGACGGTTCAAGAAGATAGCATTTTCTTCGATAGCTCCTTGTTTGTCTAAACGCTGGATGATAGTATCAAAGTCACCTAAAGTGCTTGGGTTACCACCTGACCATACGTTACCTCTTTTGTTTACTACATAGAATAAACCTTCAGTACCTTTAGCAGTAGCAATAGCTCCAGAACCAGCCTCAGCAGGAACTCCTTCAACCATAGCCATCTCTAAGTAATCTTCAAATCTCAAACGAGTTTCGTGCTCAGACTTGATGTACCATAAGTAACCAGTCGCTCCGTTTTCAGTTGTAACTTCAACCCATCCGATTTGAGCCATATCTGATCCAGATACTGCATATTTATCTTTGATGATGATTGGAGAGTTTTCGAAGATCTCATCAGAAGCCTCTAATGACTCAACCATACCTTCAGTTCCTTTTTTAAATTCAGAACCGTAAACGAATGCAGTTACTGTTTCAGCAGCTCCAAAAGTTTGACCAGCAGCTTCGTAGTAAGCTACATCAAAAGTACCAGCAGTATAGTTAACAGAAGTAATGATACCTTTGTTAGAGTTAGCAGCAGTATTGTTAGATGACAAGAAAACTGTCTGACCTACTCTGAAAGCAATTCCAGTAGAAGATGTAAGGGCAGGATTCAATGTATCATTAACAATAATTGTAGCAGTGTCTGCTCCAGCAGAGAAACCTGTAGCAACACAGTTAACATATTTAGTGTGTAAACGTCCTTGTTCTGCCCATTTGATAAGGTCAGAGTTTGACGGCATTTCAGCTCCAACGATTCTTAAGAAAGAAGCGATAGAACGATTTCCATAACGCTCAAATTCTTTCTCATAAGTATCAGGAAGATACTGATTCAAGAAGTTGAAGTTAGTGATGTAATTAGATGCTAAGGTTTTTCTCTCAGCACTTGGTTGTAATTCGAACCCTGGGGTTGATAAAACTGATCCAGCCATTTTGTGTGTGTTTTAAAATTATTTTCTACTTTTGATCCTTAGTCCTCGACCAGCATCATCGTTTAAAGACTTGACTTGGAAACCAGTGTTAGCGATAGGAGCAGGAGCATTCCTTACATCCATATCAATATTCTTAATGTTTCGTGCACTATCTAATAGCGCATCAGACTTTCCTTGTTCATAGAAATGTCTAGCTAACTTGTCTGGGTTCATTGCCGCAGTCAAAGCACGATGGTAACCAACAGCATCCTTAATCAAACCATTATCATCTAAAAATTTAGATATGAAGTTGTTAACATTGGACTGTGCTGTTCTAGTCTCGTTAATATCTCCAGCTGAAAACTTTAATCTTTTATCTCCTAGATCGAACTCAAAACCTTTGAACTCATTAGAGAAAATTTCATCTGTTTTCTTTTGGAAGTACTCAGACTTACTGGCAGCTTCTTGTTGGTACGTTTGTGATTTTTGAACGTATTCCTTGTAGGCATTGTACATCTCTTTCTCCTCGTCTGGAACTAAACCTCCTCTTGACTCAAGGGGAGCTTTGTACTGTTCTTTCAAATCGTTGAAATATTTCTTTGCCTTAGCAAGCTCTTTTTTCTTAGCCATTTCTTTCTTTTTGACAACCTTCTCGTCATCAAAATCTTCATCATAACCAAACTTATCCTCTAGAAGATATGCAATATCATCTTGGTCTAAGTCTTCTTCGGTCTGACTATAATACTCAGCTAATAAATCATTAGGATCAGCATCATCATAACTTCTGTTAAGTTTAACAAAGTCATCGATACCTCTTCCTGTTTCCTTCTTAAACTTGAAGAAGGCTGAAACATCCTCTGGTAAATCTTCTTGTGCTTGTCTTTCAGCCACAAGATCATCAATAGAGTTTATCTCTTTATTGTATCTATTCTTAATATATGAAAGAACATCCTCATCTTTTAGTTCAACAACTGGTTGCTGTTCTATTATTTCTTGTTCGATCGGCTCTTGGTGTAGAGCCTGTTGTTCAGCATCGTGCCTATCTAAAAGCTCTTGCTCGATCTGTTGAACTGACTTTTCCTCGCCAACTCCCAGATCTCTTACAGTAAAATTTTCCATTTGATTTAATTTTTAATTTTCATTTTTGTTTTAGTAGGCTTAACTGTACCCTTACTAGGGGTATCAGTTAACTTACTAGGGGCAACAGTTCTTCTATATGTGATGGTGTTTCTACCCATATATTAATTAGTTATAAACTAATATCTCAACCATAATAGGATTTCCATCAAAACCTAATGCAATGGCACCTGTACTAGGTCTAGTAGATACAATAGTTATTGTCGATGAATTTGTTATAAATGGATTAGTAGTATAAGGAACTCCAGCATAATAAGAAGAACATTGAACGTAAGTTTTATTTGTGGTAAATAATGATGCTGATCCAAATACAGGTCCATCTGTAGAATATGTACAAGTAACTGAACCGATTTGGTCTTCAAATACATTCACAACTAATGATCCATTAAGTATTTGTACAGATGCTTTGTAACTCTTGTAATTCTGCAAAGCAATAGTTCCATCAGCATCTGGAAAATATATAGCTCTATTTGCTGTAGGAGTAACTGCTTGGAATACATTAGTAGTTTTTAATCCTGAAGCATTTTTAGTTAATGTTATCTTAGTTGACTCTACAGTTGTTTTATTTAATAAAGACGTATTTTCAACAGTTATAACTCCAGTTAACGTTGTTTTAAAGTTTCCAGTAATAAAATTATTACCTAAATCAACCGTTTGTTGTAATGTTTGAGTTGCTCCAGCACCTTGAGGTCCTGTAGGTCCCTGTACACCTTGAATACCTTGAGCTCCTTGCGAAGCTAGTAAAGCCCAGTGAGTTGTATCAACAGAAGGGTTAGATGTTCCTGATGTTGCTAATATACAGAACCAAGAGGCTCCATTATATCCTACCGCATCGTTTGCTACATAAGACGTTCCTGACACCCAAGAGCTTCTCCATGTTAGACCTGCTGGTCCAACAGGTCCTAAAGGTCCTGCTGGTCCTTGAACTCCTTGAGGTCCTGTTGCTCCAGGTCCTACAAAATTAGCTAAATCCTCTACCGTATATGGGCTAGACTCTGCATTAGATGCCGCTGTTCTTCTTTCTGATAAATCTACACTTGTACTAAATCCTACAAATCTAGTTCCGCTTGGTATTGACATATTTATTTATTTTTGTTTGTTAAT